CTGCTGTAGCCGTAACACCATCAAGTGTATTAAGCTCGTCTGTGGTTACAGTAGCGCCATCAAGTATATTAAGCTCAGCGGCTGTAGTTGTAACTGCTGCTGAACCAAGATCAGAAAACTGAGTTTGCAATACACTCTTAAGAAGACGTATATGATTATCTCCCTGAGCCTTGCTGTCAGTCCCTAGTGGATTACTTGACACTAAGTCAGTTATGTATGTTGCCGTTTCAAGTCCCATTATAGCCTCTTAATTATTTACGATATTTAGCTGTCTTCTTAGCTATCTTCTTAGGCTGCCTAGATACTTGCTTGCCAGCCTTAGTGTCTTTACATTTCTTCCTGCTTGTCTTTGCATACTCTTTAGAAGATAATGCTTTCCTTGCCTTCTTAGGTAGGTAGCGTTCACAAGTAGCCTTCTTACCTTGAGTACTATTCTTACCTGACTTAGTACCCCATTCTTCTTTAGTCCACTTCTTCAGACTCTTCTGTGATTTCTTTAAGGCCATTACTTGTAGCCTCCACCTGCTGCTTTGTATTGCTTGGCTAACATCTGAGCTTTCCTTGCAGACCATTGACCAGCCTTACCGCCCTTAGTACCTGCTTTGATCTTGTTAAACAAGTTCTTACGCATGGTAGGTTTAGTGTAGTTACCTGCGGAGTTAACTGTAGACTTCTTCTTAGTAGCCACGCTTCTTCCTCTTCTTATTCTTTGCTACTCTCTGACCTCTTTTAGGCAGGGGCCGCTTCTTGTCTTTACAACCACATGACTTCTTCATAGTACTACCTCTTAGACTTAGCGCCAGAACACTTCCAACGCTTACGTGAAAGGTTGTTAGGAGTGTTAGGATCGTTCTGCTTCTTCTTAGGCAGACGCTTCTTAATCCCAAGGCTACGAGCGCAATAGCTATCGCCTTTAGCTGTACCCGCTTTTACTCTAGGGCCGCCACCTTTAGCCTTACCTGCTTGTCCGTAACTAACCTTCTTACCACTAGAAGTTATCTTTACCTTTGCTTTACCTTTACGAGGTTTTCTAGTAGCCATTACTTATCCTCATCTTTTGTTTCATTAAATATACTTTGTATAGTATCAGACTCATATATCCTAATACCTAACCATACAATCGTCAGCAAAGACGCTGTAGGTGGTAGCCATGCCGCTAGTGATGCTACTGCTGTTGACGCTGCTGCTACATCTAACATATCTTTTGTTTGCTCATCCATTTGATTGACCTATAATCCAAGAAATTACAGAGTACAAACCAAAGGCTAATATGGCTATGCCTGTAATCTGTACTGTGTTCCAAAACACTGCTTTACGTTTACGCTCCTGTGCGTATACAGTCTTCTCACGCTGATCTTTAATCTTCCTACGTAAAGCTACTAGCTCAGAGTAACCATTAGGGCCATACGTATACATCAGGAGTTCTCTGAGTTCCTTCTCTTGTTGCTGTACTTTCTTGTTATGGGCATATATCTGCATTGCCTCTTGTTCAATAGACTGTCCTGAAACAATCTTCTTAAACAAAGGCGGGTTCTCAACTCTACGTTGACATTCGTTTAAATCACTTACAGCTCCGTACCAACGAGCTATCTGTCCAAAGGTATCCTCTACATCACGACCAGCAGCCACCATTCGCTTGATAGTACCAAATGCGTTAGTGGCTATACTGATGGCTGTGACGGGATCAATCATCTTACAAAGCCGCTATAATAAAGGCGAGTAGCTGAGTGTAACGGACACCTAGTTGCGTAACTTCTGTGGCTCCTTCTGGGGCTTCTTCCGCAGTGTCATATATAATTCTATCTATGTATGCTTCTTGCGCCTCAACAGCTTCTGAAATTAGCACCTGAGTTTCGTTGCCCTCTTCATCTGTCTGAGTTTCATACACGGCATCAACCGCTTCTACTGCCGCCACTTCCTCATTAGTTTCCCACCATGTATTACTGATAAACATACCATAGCGGCCAGCGTCTAAACCTTCAGCAGTGAAGGCATCACGAAGTTCCTGTGCAATGATGCCGACATGGATACGAGCATCTTCACCTTTTTCCTCTACTCTTTTAATCCAGCGATACTTGCGAATTAACCCTTTACAGGCTGTTGCAACACGCAACTCAGCTTCTGACAGTTCTTCAATGTCTTGTTTTAAGTTTCTGTCTGAATCGTAAATAACGCCTGAAGCATAGACATCCTCAAACCGATTACTATTGCCGCCAAGGTCTGTAACGCCATTTGTGCCAACACCAGCACTGGTACAGGGGATAACATTGTTAGTGCCATTACCTGACATGCGTAGACCAGCAACAGAGTCAGCTATGAAAATCTCATTGCTTTTAATACCAATAGCGCCACGGGTAACACCAGCCTCATTAAGCTGTATCATTGACCCTTCAGATGTGTAGCGGTTCAACGCTAAAGGGTACGAGTTGCTATTGGCAACAGAGAGGCGGCCACCACCAGACATGCCAACACCAGTATCGCTGCTGTTTGTAGATGTGCCCAGTGCTGTGGGTGCGGTAGTTGTGCCTACCAACAGGTTGCCAGAAGAGTCGATTCTGGCGCGTTCTGTTGGAGCTGAGTCAGAGTTTGCACCTCTAGTAGAAAACAGTAGGCTTGCACGGCTATCAGACGCATCAAACTCTAAAGCATTAATAGATGCGGCAGGATGTGTATTTGCACCTGTAGCGAAACCTAACCCAAAGGTTTGCTGCGACCCAGAATTAGGAGTAACAGAAAGCCTCATTAATTCGCCACTTGCTCCATCAACATGCAAAGGCGCACTAGGCGATGTAGTCCCTATGCCCACCTGTCCAGTGGCATCTATACCAATAGCGGTTATTGACCCTACGTCAATGTTTAAAGGGTCAGCAGAACCATTAGCGCCTGTTGCTTGTATTCTGGCTTGGCCTAACACTGTTCCAAAAGACAGATAGCCTTCTGTATGTGTGTTCTTAATATTGAGCGCTTGAAACCCAGAAAGGCTAGAAGGAGTAGTTATCTGGGCAGAGGCGGTAGTTGTGCCTAAATCAATCTGGAAGTCATCGCTGGTCACCAATCCATTCACATTGATAGCGGCAAATGTAGGGCTTGCTGTAGTGGATACGTCTTGCCCAATACTAAACTCTGTACCTGTCAGCGTAATGCCTGTGCCAGCGGTGTAAGTCGTGTCAGTATTATTATCGGTACTTGTAATCGTAAAGTTAGGGTATGTGCCAGATACAGTAGTAGCACCTGCGCCTGTCAATGCGACAGTCTGGTCAGCTTGTGCAGCAGTAGCGTAATCACTAGCAGCTGTAGTTGCTGCTGTACCTAAACCTAAGTTAGTTCTTGCGGTAGCTACGTTGTCTAAATCAGATAGGTTGTTTGCAGCAGCTAGTGTACCAGACGTTGAAGCATAAGCATTTAGCCAAGCAGAACCTGACCAAACCTTCATGTCATTTGTAGTTGTATTGAAGTACAATGCACCAGTAACTAGAGCATCACCATCGTTGTCTGTACTGGGGTTAGAAGACTTAGCACCTAAGTATCTATCGTCAAAGTCATCGTAAGATGCTGCGGCATTAGTAGCACTAGTTGCTGCTTCGCCAGCTTTTGTTGTTGCTATTCCAGCCTGAGTTGTTGCTGTAGTTGCACTCCCAGCCGCAGTATCTCTAGCAGTCTCTGCACTAACTTTAGCAGCCTCTGCACTGACGCTATTAGCTGCTGCACTGACGCTATCAGCTGCTGCACTATCTCTAGCAGACTCTGCACTAACTTTAGCAGACTCTGCACTAACTTTAGCAGCCTCTGCATTAGTAGCAGACGTAGCTGCATTAGTTTGTGAAAGAGAAGCAGCAGTAGCCTGATCCCCTGCTGACAACTCTGAAGCCGCTGCCGCAGTAGCACTAGCTGCTGCTGCATTCTTAGATACTAGAGCTGCCGCTGCTGCGTCTTCAGCACTGCTTACATAAGCACCGGAGGTATCATCATACTCTTTATAAAAGCCTGTCATAGTTTATCTCGTAGGTATAATGCTAATAGTTGAACCAGACCAGTCTGCATCCTCTGCCATCTTAATAAGGTCTGTAGCAGTGGCTTTAAACTTAGCTTCGTACTGAAGGGCTTCCTCTGTGTTCTTGGTATACAGTGATAGTTCTGTTAATGCACCATATAGAAGTAAGTCAGTTCCATATTCTACAAACCAATTACTATCAGTATCATTAACTAGATCATCAGCTACATAGTAGTAATAAAGATCAGCAGAGCTAACATCAGAGGATGGGCCAATAATAAACTTACTCTGCTTACGAGCAAAGTACTTAGGTATGCCTTGATTGTTTTGCTGCTTAGTTACAAAGGCAAGGTCTTTACGCTCAAGTTCTATAGACTTACCATTAACCACGACAGTGAGAGACTTAACCTCAAGGTAGTCTGAAGGAAGCAGCAGCGTATTGTTAGTTACTGTAATTGTAGAAAAGCCCTCCAAGATAGGAAGGCGTAGGATTCTGTTTGCTCTATCTTGAGCTATATTGATAAACGAATCAATAACTGAATTTGATATATCTGTTCGGTTACTCCAATCCTTAACTAGAGTTCGGAGTTCGCCTAAGTTGTTTACTGCCATTATATACGCCCATTATCTGTACGGAGTTTCAAATAATCTCTATCTCTAAGACGAGCAAACATCTTTGCTTTCAATGAAGGATCGTTAAAGAGTTGATGCATAGAACAGTTCCATTCTTTACACCAAGCATTAATTAGATTAAGGGGGATAGTAGCAACCTTACGTCCAAAGGTATCTTTGTTAGTTCGGTTTAGATTATTGTCAGCTTCGATCTTATTGTTGGTAAAGATTGAGCTATAGTCTTGAGTAGTCCCGATGCTAAGAGTGTCATCGTTGTTTTGAATAATGTGGGTACGAACGTCAGACATAGTTACTCCTAGAATAATAGAAGGCTGGAGTGCCTCTTAAGACACCCCAGCCTGTGTAGCACTTACTGATTAGCTTACAGTAAGATCACGAATCGCACCAGAGGCGGCTTCGTTCTTAGAGGTCAAAGTGTACTCAACCAGCAACTGCTTAGACTCAAAGTCACCAGTCTTGGCGATATCGTTAGTCTGGAAGTCACGATAAGTATCAACAGAGAACATATCTGGCTGGAGAACCAGAACAGTTTCGTTGAGCATAAAGCGGTTAGGTACAACTGCCAACTCACCATAGTCAGACACGTAAACGTCTACTGCGTTAACGATAGTCTTGTCACCAACATCTTTGTAACGAGTAGCGTTACCAGTGAAAGCAGTGATCTTAGCTTTCTGGAATGCGTTACACATGATGATAGAAGGAGTTCCACCCTGTACCCAGCAGTCTTCAACAATGCCAGTTAGCAGACCTTCTTCGAAAACACGATCAGTACCAGCAGCACCGATGTCAGTACCATTTCCGTCAGGAGCGTCACCACCGGAGCCAAAGCTACAGTTAGTACCCAACCAAGAAGTAACAGAAGCCAACTCACGAGCAGTACCAGCAGCAGCGCCAGCAACCTGTGCTTTGTCAGTACCAACTAGAGTCTTCTCCATGTCACGCTTGAGTTCCATTCCCTTCTTAGCCAGCTGGTAAGCCATCTGAGAAGCACGACCCGCAGCATCAGCTGCTTCGTTAGAACCAGATACGCTTACAGTCTTAGAAGCGATCTGAGTGTAGTTACCCACACGTACAGAAGCAACAGACTCAGCGGCTGGAGCGGCAGCGCCTTCAGCAACTTTGTTGTCAGCAGCGGCAGTTAGGTCATCAGTCTGCCACTCGTGATAAGTACCAGAAGCTGTGCCTTTACCTACGTTAGACATAAATGGGGTGTCAGTAGGTGCGATGTTGTAAATAATATCTGCGAGGTCTTCGCGGATTCCCTTGGTTCCGTAAGTTTCAAATACTGGATTAGCCATTGTAATAGTCCTTTAATATAATAAGATTAAGAAGTTAGTGAGAGAAGAGCCGCAGCTGCATCTTCCACTTTACCAGAGCGTTTTAGCTTTTGCCGTTGTTCCTTAACTGC